TGCAAGGGGTTTATCTAATCCCAGAAGACCTAATCTGTAAGTGGTTGCCAAAGGATAATCCTGAGTTAGCCTCTCAAGTGCTTAAGCTAGGAGTCCGATTATTCCTTCACACATTAGCTGGTTTTCGCGTCAAGAGCGAGGCAATTAAAGAGGTAAGGCAACTTGAGAGCCAAATCGTCAAACTAAGCGAAGAGAAGCAAATACTAGAGGAGTTGATCAAAACTCAAAAGACTATGATCGCTGACTTTAGCAGTAAAAACTCGATGCTTGACTATAAGCGGCTAGTGATCGAAGAATTACACGCTGAAAAAGAGCGCGACATAGCTAAATTTAACCTACTTGAAACCGAACGAGAAAAAGCACGGGGATGGCGAGGCGGTCGAATGCTTATGAGAAACGATAAAAAACGGTAAAAATACCTAAACCCATTTGACACTCCCATCGCTAAAAGCGAGGGTCTTCACCCCGACATTCAAGATAAACCCCCTATGGACTCATAGGGGGTTTATAGTTTGTTAGTTTGTAAATAGATTGTAGATAAGGTTATTAACAATAAAAAGCATTGATATATATAGGTTTCAGACTTTGTTAGTATTGTTACTCTATTTCTCTGTGTCAGGATTTTTTATCCTTTTCTTATTGTCCAGTTCGTTTATCTCTCCCTATTTTTTCTCTCCCCTGTATAGAGTGTCAACAAGATAAACAAACTTTGAAACCTATACCCTGCAAGGCTTTCGATTGTAGATAAGGTTATCTACAATCGAATCACAATCCAACAGCCTTGCTGTTGACTTTGTTTGCTTTTTTTACTCTACAGTTTTTTATTGTCCAGTCTAGTTTATTCTTTTATCTTTTTCCTTTATAAGACATCGACATTATCAACAAAGTCTAGAACCTTTACATGGTAACGGTTTCGGTTGTCGATCACCCTATCTACAATCTATCTACAATGATAACAAGTAAATATACTTAGTACATCTGCTCAAAAATAATTCTCCCATCTACTTGACTTTATTGGGAGAATGATCCATAATAGAAAAGTAAACAAAACACACAACAACGACATGAACACTTTACAAACTAAATTAGCTCGATTGGAATCTCAACTTAAAATTACAAAAGGCAATCGTGCCAAAGCTAAGATTGTTATAGAAATTCTAAAAGTAGAATCAGCTATTGAATGGATCGAGAAAAAACAAGCATTTAAAGACGAGTTTTATCGAAAACCAGAAAAGACAATTAATAAATTCAAGGATACTCAAATCAATATAACCGAAACTCAAGCAATTGAACTCAGAACCAAACAGTTAGAATTAAATCTTTTTTGTGAGATGCCATGCGTAAATAAGTTTCAAGAAGTCGATAACACAAAATTTACCAAACAGACCATATCTATTCTAAACAAAGAAGGTAAAACTAGAAAAGTAAAAGGAGAAGCTTTGGGCGATTATCTGATTTCTGCGGGAGGAAATGACGCTTACTGCATTTATCACATCCCAACAGGATTAAAAATAATGTCTAGTGTAGGATTTAAAACTAGAAACCCAGTTAAGTATGAAAATCTAAGCGAAAAAGAAGCGGCTAGGTTAGCTGTCAAAAAGTTGGTCGCCGCTAACATTGACATTCCAGGTTCTTACTTAGAATGGAATAAGTCTAGCGCAATTGAAAAAGCAAAAATAGGGCAAAACATCATAGATGCTTTTGATGACAAGATTAAGGCTAAAGCTTCATGAGTACATTTATCGCTTAGTCAGCAATAAAAAACGCTTAACTAAGCTAAGTGTTTTTTATTAGTACATCTGCTCAAAAATAATTCTCCTATATACTTGTATTTTATGGGAGAATAATATGGGATAAAAACAATCGGCCAAATCAAAACGGGGAATTATCTCAGTTTCATATTAACACTAACAAAAACCACTATGATTTTAATCTTGTCTCTTAAATTAGAAGATTTTGAGGTTTTAAAATCTTCTATTCAAAAAATCGACAATACTGACACTAACTTAAGTCTTGTTAAGCTACAAAATTACTCTTTATCAGGCATAGCCTTGGCAAGAGTAACCTTGGTCTGTGATAAGCCTCCTCAGATAATCGCAAAAAAAGAAATCAACTTTTCTACAGAAGCAATTATCCCTGAAACTAAATACTGTGCTGCCTGCTTAGTTTTGGGTGAATTTACAGCACTCAATACCCGTAACAATTCTGGATACTGCTTGGAACACCGAGAACTCGATCCTAAACGAAAACAGGATCAACACCAACGTTACAAACAAAGACGTAGTACAAATGCTCAGAAATAATTCTCCCATATACTTGACTTTATTGGGAGAATTTTGTAAGATAAGACTAAGCAAACAAACACAAGAGGACAAAAAAATGACTTCTATTAATTTTTACGAAAGAGATACAATTATCAGGTTTTTCCAAAACACCCTCAATCAAATTAACCAAGAGTGTTTCGGAGAAAAATTGTCAGTCACTGATAACGGTGATTATGTTACGGTCAAAACGCAAGGGTTATTTGTTGCAAATTATAACATCCAAAAGCTTTGGGACGCACTAGAAAACTATGATCAAGATGACTGTGTTAAATTTGATAATTTGTGGGATTATCTTGATAATTGCAAATACATCCCACGAGAGGATCAAGAAACTGACAACGGGTTAAAAACCAATGATGAGTTATCTTTTTCTGAAAAACGACAAGTTGCGCTTGTTGATATTATGTTGTTAAGTGAACCTGACGAAGAATACCAAGAGTTCAATAAAGCATGGATTGAAAAAGAAAACTTAAAGCAACAAATATATGATCTTGAATGTACAGTTTCTCTACTGCAAAGAAAAACAAATCAAATAACAGTTCTAAACGAATCTGTTACTCAATTACATACTCGTATTTATCAACTGGAACAGGAAAATGAGCAACTAAAAACCAATCAACCAGAAACCAAAGCAGAACCTAAATCAGATAAAAAACCGACGGCTAAAAAATCTAAGTTTAAACTACCAGAGAACTTTGTTAGCTACCAACAAGAGTGTGACGACTTAATTGATGCCTTATCCTGTTTTTACAGCATCAAAAAAGGTAAGTGGGGGAAAGACATTCTCCAGTTTATTCTTACTCCCAACGATACCGAAAAAGCAAAGCATCCATATCCTGACAAGTGGAAAGCAGGGCTATATTTACATGGACAGTGGACAGTCGATAAAGTCAATCTATCCGACCCTGATGAATGGGAAGATTGGTTCATGGATGTCAATGACTTTGCTGACGCTAACGACATAGAGATTAGTTAGTTTCTAGTTATCAGTTATCAGTAGTACATCTGCTCAAAAATAATTCTCCCACATACTTGACTTTATTGGGAGAATGATCTACTATAGAAATGTAAACAAAACACACGAGGTACTAAGTCATGTCTAACGATAAACAACCAATCGAAACAACACAAATTCCTGAAATTAAAAAGGCTCAAATTTTCTACGAAGAGATTGAGCAAATAACTCAATCTTTAAATCAGAAAGCACAAACAGTGCTAGACAAATATCCGATGCTGTAATCAGTTATCAGTTATCAGTTATCAGCAAATTAATAGGAGTAAAAATATGCTACAAAATATAGCAAGTTATCGACTAAATTTTCTAAAAATGTCCGAATTAAGAAAATTGGCATCTAAGTATGGACTTCCAAAGCAACGATGGAACCGCTCAATTTTAATCGTTAAACTCAGTAAAATTGTTGACTGGACGACACTACCAAAGCCTAACATAGTTATTGACTATTTTAGCTGATAAAATTCAGTTATGCCCTATAGAAATGAGTTATTAAATTAGTTTATCAGTTATCGGTTATTAACCACAAATCAACAAAGGTAATTATGTTTCACTTAAACTTTGCAGAAGAAGATAAAAATGGCAATCCTAAAAACCAGACTTTTACTGCTGGGGCTATTATATACGACAAAGAGTGAATCAACGGGAGTAATTATGCTATCATTTCAAGAGTTTCAATCTACAATCAAAGAAAATATTCCCTATTATCTTTGGGAATTTGAGCAAAATCAATCTTCTGACAATAATGGCGAATATCGAGCAAAAATAAAAAATTCCCAGATAGGAGTACGTTATCTTTGTCGATTAAATAAGTTTATCGTTATTTTGCAAAATAATGATAAAGACTATGGCGATCAAACAACTATAGCTACAGACTTAAGGTTTGTTCACGATGCCGTCGTGAGCTATATTCAATTAGAGTTTTAGTGTAATGATTAGATTTTACTGGAATGATAAATTAGTGTCTTATCACGAGACACAAGAGGAAGCTTTTGAACAAGGATTTAAGTATTTACATCAGCATCCTGCGTCGCCTGATTTTAAGCGTATGCCTCATAGACAGTGTTCATTCGTAGACACAACAGAAATCGATTGGTGGAAACATTCAAAAATTCTTTTTGAACGGTTTACTGATTGGATTTGCCATAAGCGGTATTCTGATAATGGAGGCGTACTTATGGACATGAAGCGTATCCTTTCAGAAATAAAAAGAAAAGGGTATTTATCTTTAGACGATATAAATCAACTAATAGAGATTAACCCATACTTCTTAAATAACTTTGCAAGGTGCTATAAATTAACTCCAGAAGAGGTAAAAGTGTTAGCATCTGAAAGAGAAGTAACGTTTAACATGGTTTTTGAGTACATAGAAATTGATTATTCGGCATTAGCGCATTGGTTACGCAAATCAAAAATCACTCCCTAAAACCAATAAAAATAAATTGTTATAATAGCTGTAAGGATAACTTACAGCTATTTTTTAATGATTAACTGGAATCTAGGAAAAGACTTAGCTACTGAAGCTTTTGGGGAAATGGTGTCCGAGTTTGCCCAAGAAATTAATTTTCAGGTAGAAGATAGTAAATGGAACTGGCCACGGGAAACCGTACGAAAAAATGGCAGTGTAGTTGGCTCACCCCGGGACATTGTGGATACAGGTGAGCTAAAAAATAGCCAATTTATTGAAGATGTATCCGATGTCTATAAAGTAATCGGTTACACGGCTGATCATGCCGCTCTTGTCCATGAAGGGTATCAAATAGAGCGTAACGATGGGACGGTGACAGATGTTCCCGCCCGCCCATTTATCGACACGGCTATAGAAGACTATAATCCAATTGAGGCTTATAGTGAAATCTTAAAGGAAAAATTAAATGAGTGAATCAGAATTAAGAGATATTTTATTAGGTATTAGAAACAATTTAAAGATACTTATCGGTACTGACTTAGGCAAGTACGAAATAACAAGCCCTACAGGGCAAAAATTAAATGAAATAGACGCTATTTGGGTGGAGCCTCCTGAATTACCCCCTAACTATAAAGTAAAACCTAATAGCGGCATCGAAGCAATTATTCAAAGAGAGCCTAATCCTTATCACGAAAATTTACTAGGATATACCGTAGGTATAAATAACTATTGCATTACCCTAAAACAGTACAATCTAGAGAAATCCTTAACACCGGTGATCGAGAGACTTAAATCTTCTCGCTACTGGAATTTTCTAGATCAGCCTCGCTTAACCCTCTATACCAAAACCTCCGAGGGGATTATCAGACCAAAAGTGACCTTTAAAATCACTACTGCTAGGCTTTTAGACTTCTAGAGTACACATTTACTAATCTTTTATAGTACAATATAACTAGAAAAGTTTAGTCAGTGATTAGAATGTCCAATCAGATTTTAGAGTTAAACCGGAGTGACAACCTCACCCCTAGCCGTGATACGCAATTTTTTATCTCTGGTACTTATGGTTTTGGAGAGGAACCTTCCACACGAGTAGCCGATTTAGGTGGTGCAATCGTCTTAGGTGATTCCACTCTTACCGTGGCGACTGGGGGTTTTGGCCGA